ATTGGTCAAAATGTTCCAAGATACATACTGAAAGTATGATCCACTACTTAGAGGATTATATGTACTGTACTAGAAAGCTGGGGCTTTATGTGCAGTTAGTAGCATAAATTATATAGGGGTTATCTAAATATATTTACCTCCTGTGATTAAGTTATATAAAGACTAAATCACAGGAGGTTTATTTTTATGATAACAGTAGAAAAACTGGAAAAAGGTACTTATTTTGATGATGCTTTTAAAATTTCATTTAGATATGATCCCACTACTGTAGCTAAGGTAAAAGAGCTGGCAGAGCGGAGATACTTACCAGAGGATAGAGCGTGGGAGATCCCAGCACATGAGCTACCAGCTCTCATAGAGAAAGTAGGGCTTAGCAATATCAAAAGTGAGGAGGCTGTAGTACAAGCTCTCAATACTAAGGAGATCGAGGATAAAAGAGAGGCTACACAGGAGAGGCTAAAGGGTATTAAGCCTGTAAGAGATTTTGATTTTAAAACAGCTCCCCTCCCTCATCAGATCGAGGCTTTTAATTATGGCATGGAGAAAAACTCTTTACTTATCGGAGATGAGCAGGGCTTAGGCAAGACAAAGGAGAGTATTGATATTTGTGTAGCCAGAAAGAAAGAGCTTATTAAAACCCTTATTGTATGCGGAGTAAACTCTGTAAAATATAACTGGGAGAAAGAGATCCAGATCCACTCTAACGAGGGCTGTGTAATGGTAGACGGTAAGACAATGGATGTTAGAGTACAACAGCTAAATGACTGGTACAGAGGCTCCTCTTATTTTGGGGTTATCAATATTGAGAGCCTCAGAAATGAGAAAATACAGGATGCTCTCTATCTGGGGATTAAGGATGGATATATAGGGGCTATTATTGTGGATGAGATCCATAAGGCTAAAAACGGAGGCTCTCAACAGGGAAAAGCTCTTAGATTTTTGAAAGCTCCAGTTAAGATAGGATTATCTGGTACTCCGATGAATAAAGCGGAGGATCTGTGGAATATCCTTACATGGCTGGGAGTAGAGAGGAGATCCTTTTATAGTTTTAGAAATGCCTATTGTACTATGGGAGGTTTCGGAGGCTATAAAGTAATCGGATATAAAAACTTAGATAGCCTCAATGCTGAGTTAAACACTGTAATGCTTAGAAGAAAGAAAGAGGAGGTACTAGATCTCCCTCCTAAGCTGTACAGTATTGAGTATGTAGAACTTACCACAGCCCAGAAAAAACAGTACAGGGATATTAAAAATGGCATTGTAGCAGATATGGAGAATATCTTAGCCTCTGTTAATCCGCTTAACTGTACTCTCCGCCTCAGACAGCTTACCAGTGGTAATCCTAACTTAACAGATGATAGCCCTAAGCTGGATCGTATTAAGGAGATGCTGGAGGAGGAGATTATCCCTAACGGTCACAAAGCTATTATATTTTCTCAGTGGAGCACAATAGCTAAGGATCTGGGGATAGAGCTTAGGGAATATGATCCGATTGTAATTACAGGAGAGGTACCTCCAGAGCAGAGGCAGAGATTAGTAGACAATTTCCAGACTAACCCACACTGTAAAGTAGCTATAGGAACTATCGGAGCTATGGGTACTGGATTAACTCTAAATAAAGCCTCTTATGTATTCTTTATGGATAAAGCATGGAATAGCGGAGATAATGCACAGGCTGAGGATAGAGCCCACAGAATAGGTACCGTAGGGGCTGTAAATGTAATCTCTATGGTGGCTAAGGGTACCATAGATGAGGCGGTAGAGGATTACCTGTTAGAAAATAAAGATCTCATTGATCGAGTAGTAGACGGTAAAGGATCTAAGCAGGATATTAAAACCATCCTTAACAAATTACTTAGCATTTAATATACAGGTGTGGTATAATAACTCAAAATGGAGGTACATAATGAGAGCGATAACAATAGATGCAGATACAGGAAAAAGAGTATACACAAGGAAAGAGGTAGCGGATCTGGTAGGAGCCTCTACTCAATCTATCCGCCTCTGGGAAGATGCTGGAGCTATTCCAGCAAGCGTAAGAGATGAGGGAGGCTATAGATACTGGTATGAGGAGGATCTGGAGGCTATAAAGGCTTATGCCTCATTACCGAGAAAAGCAAAACTTAAAAAGTAACCCTAAGTGTGAGGAGAGTGTAAAAGCTCTCCTCTTTTTTTTTTGTCCTTAATTTTGAGGGCTATCTAAAAAATTACCGTTTGTGTGATTAGGTTAAGTATCAAAAGAAAAGGAGGTAAACCTAATGAGAATTGATTTTACAAATGCTGTAGTAGAGGACGATGGTTACGGAGTAGAAGTAAATGGAAGATCTTTAGAGGCTATTATTTCTACAGCCTTAGGAACCAGATTAGGAGATAAGGGCGGATATAGCTCTGGATTACCTAAATTTAAGGCTAATAGCTGTGATGTAACTGTTATTATTACGCCTCATCCTACAGAGTGTACAATTAACACTAATAGCGGAGTATGGCACAGTGTAAAAGAGATGGAGGCAGAAAAGAGTGAGCAGTTTCAAAAGGAAAATGCAGAGGCAGATCCAGAAGAATAACGGTACCCTCCTCCACAAAAAGGTAGTAGCTAGAAAGATGGGCTGTAAATCCGTGGAGGAGTATAACCGTAGAATGGCACGTAGAGAAAAGAATTTAAAAGAGATGGAGGATAACAAAGATGGCAAATGATTTTACAGCAAGGGTAGCAGGTATCAGCGTAGAGCTGGGTATGAGTGTACAGAATAAGAGTGGTATCTGGTGTAAGCCTACAGTAAAGATGGATCTTAAGATTGATGGAGGTACGAACCCTCAGCAGAGAGAGGCTATTATTAAACAGGCTTTTGATGAGGTTTGTGATAACATTGAGAAAACCATCTCAGAGATGGAGTAATACTTACAGGGGGGGGAGAGTATCTCTCCTCTCTCCTTAACTGGAGGTAATTATGGCAAAACAGATAAAAGTAAGAGAGGATAATTACTTTGCTGTACAGGGCTGGATGGTAACAGAGCTAAAACTAAAGGGTAATGCTCTTATGCTCTATGCGATCATCTACGGATTTTCTCAGACTACTAACACAGCTTTTACAGGGAGTGTAGACTACCTCTGTGAGTGGCTGGGTGGTGTATCAAGACCTACAGTAATTAACACTTTAGATAACTTAGTTAAGCAGGGGCTCCTCACTAAGAGCAGTACCACTAAAGGGGCTCTCATTTACAACAGCTATACAGCTTTAAGACCGAGTAAAAAAATTTTATCCGATGAAGATCCAACGAGTAAAAAAACTTTACCCGATACGAGTAAAAATTTTTTACTCAATAAAGATAGTAAAGATAATATAGAAAAATCCATCTCTAAAGAGATGGAGGGCAAAGCCCCTAAAAAGAAATCTTATAGTACTATCTTAGAGGATCCTGTTAATAAGTTTGTGAAAGAGGCTCTTAGTAAATTTATCCAGTATTGTAGGGGTAAAAACTATACTCCTAAAGTAACTACGGTAGAAAAGTTTGCTAGTACTCTTAGAGATAATGCTGGAGAGGATCCTGTAGTGGCTCTAGCTATTGTGGATCAGAGTATAGATAAGGGATGGAAAGATCTCTATCCACTTAAGAACTATGGCAGACAGGGAAAGCCTACAGCGATCAGTAAAAAATTCAGTGGTAATACCCTTAAAGATGCTGAGGGTAAAGATATTGTGTTTAAGTAATCTGGAGGAGGGTGTAAAAGCTCTCCTCTAAATTTTTACCTCTTTTGTGATTAGGATTACTCAAAAGGAGGTAAAAGCGGATGAAATGCTATGCAAGTGATTATTGCCAGAAAGATAAAAGCTCCTGTAGTGATGTATGCGGAGGCTACAGAGTACTTAGAGCTTTATACAATTTAAGCAGGATCCCAGAGAGATACCGTTATACTATCGCTCTTAAGCCAGAGAATGGAGAGGATCTGGAGGCGTTTACAACACTGGATAATTATAAAAATAATGTGCTCAGTATGGTAGATGAGGGCAGAGGTTTATATATCTGGGGAAAGAGTACAGGGAATGGTAAAACCTCATGGGCTTGTAAGATTATGAGTTACTTTTTCAGAAAGATAGCTTTTAATACAGGGCTGGAAAATGAGGGGCTATATATTTTTCTCCCCACTTTCTTAGAAGATCTCAGAGATAACTATGATAACAAAGATCCAGAGTTTGATGAGGTACTCAGAATGATAAAAACCTGTAGGCTCCTTATCATAGACGATATAGGAGCAGAGAGGGTAACAGATTGGGTAAGGGAGAGGATGGTAAGTATTATAAATACCAGAGTATCTAATAACCTCACTACGATCTATACCAGTAACCTCTCTCCAGAGGAGCTTAGGGGCGAGTTAGGGGATCGGATAGCCAGTAGAGTATTGGGATCCTCACAGGTAGTAGAAATTACAAGCGGAGATAGGAGGGGATTATAAATGGCTAATATGATTGAGCAGAGCTTACTCTGTAAAGTATTAGATGCTCCAGATCTGGAGATCCTCCACTCTAACGGAGTAGTAGAGGAGATGTTTCTTACCTGTAAGGATGAGATCCATTTTATCATAGAGCATTATAACAGCTATAAGCAGATGCCAGATAAACTAACCTTTTTAGGCAGGTTCAAAGATTTTCAAATGCTGGAGGTTACAGAGAGTACAGATTACTTAGTATACAAGCTCAAAGAGGCTTATACATATACTAAGCTGGTGCCTCTGATTGAGGATACAGCAAAGGTAGTAAAAGAGGATAGTATTAAGGCGATCAAGTACCTCAAAGAGGAGATAGAAAAGCTGGAGAAATCTGTACCAGTGAGCAGGAATAAAGATGGTTATGATATTATCTCTAACGCTGGAGATCGTCTTACAGAGTATAAAAAGCGTTGTGAGGTAAAGGGGCTTATAGGTATTCCTACAGGTATCCCTAAGCTGGATGAGATTACTAATGGCTGGCTCTGGGGAGAGGATCTGGTAGTACTCACAGGGCGTACTAATGTAGGTAAAACATGGATCGGAGAGTACTTCGCTACTATGGCGTGGAATATGGGTTATAAGATCCTTATGTACTCTGGAGAGATGAGTACCGCTATGGTTGGTTTTCGTTTCGATACTCTCAATAAGCACTTTAGTAACATGGGGCTCCTTAATGGATCTGGTACTCTGGGAAAGAAACCAGATACAGACGGAGCAAAGTACTTACAGGAGGATTATGAGAAGTACATAGCACAGCTCCAGCAAAAGAGCGGATTTATCGTAGTTACTCCAGATGATTTTGAGGGGCGTAAGCCTAATGTGGATGAGATCAAGAGCTTAGCTATTAAGCATGGGGCGGATATGATCGTAATAGATCAGCTCTCTCTTATGAGTGATAAGCGTAGGGCGGATATACCTAGAATAGCTTATAACAATATCTCAGAGGATCTCTTTTTGATGAGCAAGGAGCTTAAAAAGCCTGTACTCCTTATGGCACAGGCTAACCGTGAGGCAGTTAAGAACCGTAAAAAGGGAGAGAGCCCAGAGCTCCACGATCTGGCAGAGAGTGACGGTGTAGGACAGAACGCCACAAGAGTATTATCTCTATCCGTGATAGATGGCACTCTTAAGATCAGTGTTAAGAAAAACAGATATGGTATCAATAACAAAGAGGTGCTTATGATCTGGGAAGTAAACACAGGATACCTTAAGCCTCTCCTTAGCGAAAATCCAGAGGAGAGCACAGAGGATAAAAAGGATGATAAACCAGATGGAGAAAAGGATAAAGGAGGAGAGAAAGATTATGGTTTCTAAAGGCGGAGTACCTAAGGGGAGGATCATCCCTGTATATCTTACAGATGAGGGAGATGTGTACCCTATTTATTTACATGAGATGGGAGAGTTAGAGATTATACAGAGGCTTGTAGCAGGTATCTTAGATAATAAAATTGTGGTGGATACTAATACCAGAATTAACTCAGAGAATGATAAAATCTCTATTTTTGATTTAAGTAAGAAAAAATAATAAAAATTTCTCTAAATGTTACCTCTTTTTCTGATTAGGTTAAGTAAATCGGAAAAGGAGGTACTTTTTTATATGACGATTACAAGTAAGGAAGTAGCGGAGATGCTGGGAAAGAGGCACGATAACCTTTTAAGAGCGATCCGCAAATATATTACACAGTTAGGAGATGAGGCTCCTAAGTATTTCTCAGAGGATCCAGATAAGGGTGGTAGATTGTACCACATTACTAAGGCTGGCTGTGATCTTATGGCAGGGCGTATTATCGGAGCTCAGAGTGAGGCTTTTAAGACTAAGTATGCTCCAGTGTTTGGAGAGGAGGCTCCTGTAGAGGTGGTAGAGGAAAAGCAGGAGGAGCCACAGGAGAAAGCCTACACAGTAGAGGAGGTAGCCCAGATCTTAGGCTGTAGTGAGAGAAATGTATACAGAAATATCCAGAGCGGAAAGCTGGAGGCTGTAGAGCGTGAGGTAATGATCCCTACTCTTAAGAAGTTTGTAACAGAGGAGGCTCTGGAAAAATATAAAGCAGGGAGGGCTAGTTAATGAACTACTTTGAAATGAAATGGAGGCTCTCCGCTTGCAGGATACAGGCAGGATACTCACAGGCAGAGGTAGCAGAGATCTTAGGTTGTAGTGATAAGACTATTGTTAGCTGGGAAACAGGTAAGACAGCTCCTAAGATGGAGAAAGCACAGGAGCTTAGTGATCTGTACGGTATCCCTCTGGCTTATATGGATTTTTCAAAGGCTGGAAACTCTACACCTCTTAGAGAGCGTGAGAGTGAGCCACAGATCCCAGCTTTTTAACAGATTTAGGAAAATACTGGTAGCAGAATAAAAAGAAAGAGCCAGCCTATATAAGACTGGCTCCCCAGAGGATTACTCCTCTGTGTGTTGGAGTTTGTAGATCCTAAGAGCTACATCCCTCACTAAGAGCTTATCCTCAGTAGATAACTCAGAAAAAATATCTGTGAGCTCTGTAAGTAGCGGATCTGGAGTAGAAGTGTTAGCGGTAAAATCGAAAAACTCACTAACAGGAGCTCCTAAGTATGTAGCTAGGTTTTGGAGCCTATCCATGTCTGGTAAGTGTTTACCATTACTCCAAGAGGAGAAAGTAGTAGGCGGTATCCCAATACCATCCGCTACCTCTTTCTTACTCTTTCCAGATAGTGCTAAGTAGTAACTCAGAGCTTTTACAAAGTTATCCGTGAGAGAGGAATTGTTAGCCATTGTATCACCTCCTCTCTTTGAGGGATGATTAAATAATACACCTAAACAGTAGAAAAGTAAAGTAAAACATACAAAAACTACTGTTAAACAGAATTTTTTATTGACAAGTGGTAAATACTCCATTATACTACTAAACAGTAGGAGAAAGCTACTAAAGCTCATCTCCCTATATTTTTTTACCTATCCACTACTGTTTAACAGTAGTTTTAGGAATATATTTTAATTTTTAAAGGAGGTACAAGCTAATGAATTTAGCGGAGTTAAAGGAGGCTTATAAAGCCAGAAAGTTAGCCTTAGACAGTGCAAAGAAAGAGGAGGAGAAATACAAGGCACTCCTTAAGGATGCGATGTTAGAGGCTGGAGAAAGTGATTACACGGATGAGGCTGGATACCGCTTTGAGCGAATTGTGCAGGAGCGTAAGAGCATGGATGAGGAAAAGCTCTTAGCAGAACTCCATGAGAGAAACCTTACTAGCTGTATCGCAACTAAAGAGGTTGTAGATGAGGATGCAACTCTTAAGGCGGTAGAGGCTGGAGAGTTGCCACAGGAAGTATTAGCAGATGCCTTAAAGGTAACAGAGGTAGTAATGCTTAAGCTCACAGCTCCTAAAAAGGCAAAGGCTAAAAAGTGATAACGATCTGGAAAACTCCAATAGTAGCCACAGTAGAGCAGGTACTTAAGGATCTTAAGCTCCAGCTCTACGGAGCAGGGCTACTTAAGGAGATTAAAAACACAGGATCGGATCTTATGTGTACTTGCCCTTTTCACGCAAACGGTAAGGAGCATAACCCATCTTGCGGAGTGCTCCTACAGCAAAAGGTAACAAAGGATAAGACCTACGAGGCTGGTACGGTGCATTGCTACACCTGTGGATACACAGCGGATCTACCTCAGTTTGTAGCAGATCTGTTAGGGCTGAGTAGCCCAGTAGAGGGCTTTAAGTGGCTAGTAAATCAGTACAACTACCAGACGGAGGAGAGAGAGCTCCCAGATCTGGATATGTACAGAGGATCCATAGCTAAATCCTCAGTACTGGAGGAGAGCTTAGTAAAGCAGTACACACAGAACCTCCTACAGAGTGAGGAGGCGTGTAGGTACTTACATAAAAGGCGGATAGCTAACTGGGTGTTAGAGGCTTATGAGCTGGGGTTTGATCCAGAGGATAAAACAGTACTTTTCCCTGTAAGGGGCATGGATGGGAAAGTGATCTTTTACAAAGGCAGGAGCATAGCTGGAAAGCATTTTTATAACGCAAAAGAGGTAGATAAAACCTCCGTAGTGTTTGGGCTCTGGGAGATCCTAAACGGATCTTTTAGCTGGGGTACATCGGATCAGATAGAGGAGGTTTGGATTACAGAGAGTGAGATAGATGCTCTCAGCCTTATCTCTTATGGGGTACCAGCGGTAGCCATCATGGGATCACATATCTCAGAGGATCAGTGTAAAGAGCTGGAGCGTACACCTTTTAGGCGGTTTGTAATTGCCACAGATAACGATGATGCAGGGAGAAAAGGAGCCTCCCAGATCAAGAGGTTACTGATACCTAAAGGTTTTCGGTTTATCAACCTCAAATGGCATACGAGCCTAAAGGATATTAACGATCTTGTCAAAGAGTACGGAGATGGCTGGAAAGACCATCTCACAGGATATTAAAGGAGGAAAACAGGATGAGTAAAGGATTTATTACAGGAACAAATGAGGAACTTATTAAAGCGTACAAAGAGAGTAGAGATGAGAGCTATCTTAAAGAGCTCATAGAGGCTAACAAGGGGCTTATTAACCTTTTAGTATCCCCTTATTTAACCTCTATCCCTAATTCTGAGTTAGAGGATCTTACAAGTGAGAGTTATATACCGATGCTTAGAGCTATAGAGGATTATGATCCAGAGCAGGGAGTAGCTTTTTCAACTCTCCTTAAGGTTTATGTACGTCAGCACCTTAACCGTTTATACAACGAGGCTACACGCCAGAAAAGATTTACAGGTACCGCTCCAGATAGCTTAGATCGGTTATCTGAAATCAATAAAGAGAGCGGTACAGAAACAGATAGCACCTTTGAGGTAGAGTGTAAGGATTTTAGCTCTGTAGAGTTTATGGATCTCTTAGATAGCTTACAGCTCAATGATAAGGAGCAGGTGGCGGTAAATATCCTCATGGCTGGAGGAGCTAAGGGAGAGATTGCTAAGGCTCTTAATATTACTAATGCTACCGTAAGCTGGCATATCAAGAACCTCAAAAAGAAATTTATTTTAGCTGGTTATCAATATGCTGTCTAAATAATCTGGGCGGATGTGATTAAGTTATTTATCACGAAAAGCAAGGAGGTAAGCGGTATGAGTAGTTTAAGAACCCTGTTAGCCATCTTAAAAGGAGAGGCTGTAGTGCTTACTAAAAAGAGTGAGCATAAGGCGGATGTGTTAGTAGGAAAAAATGTGGATAAGCGTTTTGCTATCAACAGCATGGTAGGAGCTGTAAAGGCTTTGATGCTGTAGTTATAGAAAAAAAATAATCAAGGAAAAACAGGAGGATACAGAAATGGGATTACAGGATCTTATTAACAAGTATGACAATGGAGGATTTTCTAAAACAGGCTGGTTTCAGTTAAAGGATGATGGAGATACAGCTACAGTAAGATTACTCCACAAAGGAGAGGTAGGAGTAAAGGATGGAGAAACAGATTATGATTTTCCCATCTATGAGGTACACAAGTTAGATGTAGACGGTAGCGGTAGAGATCGTACTTGCCTCTGTAAAGGAGAGAGCTGTGAGTTTTGTAAGAGCGGTAATAAGCCTCAGCTTAGAATGTTCTTACAGATGATTAACAAGGATGAGAAAGATAAGGATAAGCAGGTACAGCTCTGGGAGAGAGGCTTAACAGACATTAAGAACCTTATCGGCTTAGCTGGAGAGTACGGAGATCTCACTAAGAGAGATATTAAGATTAAGAGATCTGGAGCAAAGGGTAGCCTTAAGACTACATACCAGTATTTCCCTAAGGATCCTAGTGAGATGGAGATCCCAGAGCCTCAGAACTTAGTAGGCTCACTTATCTTAGATCTGGATCGTGAGGATCAGATTAAGGCTATCGAGGGTAGATTACAGCTTAACAAGGGTAACAATAACGATAGTAACAATGACAACGGAGCAGGAGCTACAAGAGTATTTTAAGTAAGTTGTAATCTCTTGGCAGACAAAACATAAAGGAGCGGATTGATAGGTATAAGTGTGAATGTGAGTGTTTACCACCTAAATATATTCTAACATACAGAAAATGGGCTCATTGAGAGAGAACCTCTATAAAGCTGGGAAATGAGGTAAGAGTGAGGGGTAAAATTAAGAGCCCCTCACGTTTTTTTTAACAGGAGGATACAGGATGGCAAGAGAGATAAAGGTAGATATGAGTAGAGAGAGCGTGGATCTGGAGGATCTTAGTAGCCGATTAGCTCATAAAAAAGTATGTAATATAAATTTGAAAAGAAACCAGAATACCTTACTTAAAGGGCTGGAGGTAATAAATGAGCTGGTAAAGAGCGGTAGGCTCCATGCTGAGGGAGAGTATGAGATTATCCGTACTCCAGAGAGGCTTAAGGAAGTAATGGAAACCTACTTAACTGGAGTAAGTGAGTATGTACTGGATGTGGAAACTACAGGGCTGGATGTGTATAACGATATTTTAGTAGGTATCTGTTTATATAATCCAGATCTCCCTAGTTTCTATGTACCGTTTAATCATACGGATCTCCAGAATAAAAGAGTTGAGGGGCAAATGACAGAGGAGGAGTGTAAGGCGGTTATGCTCCCTTATCTGGCTAACGGATCCCTTAAGTGCATCAATCATAATATTAAGTTTGATGATAAAGTAGTTACTTTCCAGTGGGGGCAGAGGATTGCTAATGTATGGTGGGATACTAATATAGCTGGATGGGTACTCAATGAGAATGAGAAACACGGATTAAAACCGATGTATAACAAGTATATCCTCAATGGGGAGGGCTCAGATGAGGATTTTGGAGATCTCTTTGAGGGTATTCCATGTAACTATATCCCTATTGATATTTTTGCTATTTATGGAGCTAACGATGGTTTTAAAACATGGGCTCTGTATCAATTCCAGAAAAAGTATCTTAGAGAGGATCATCCGAGAGCAGACTACAGAAAGCTCTATCATGTGTTTAGAGATATTGAGATGCCTCTTATTGATGTTTGTATGGATATGGAGCTTAGAGGTGTAGAGATCCGTGAGGATTATGCTAAGGAGCTCTCTGTAAAATTTAATGCAGAGATGGCGGAGAAAGAAAAGCTCTGTGATGAGTATGTAGCTAAGTTTGATAAGTTTATAGAAGAAAATCCTACTCTTATGAGATTAACTAAGGGTACTAAGAAAATCAATTATAACAGCCCTCAGCAGGTGGCTTGTTTATTCTATGATATTTTCAAACTGAAAAGCGTATCCAGAAAAGAGCCAAGAGGTACAGGAGATAAGATAGTACAACAGCATAGAAATAAGGCTAAAAAGGCAGGTACTAAAAAGGGAGAGGAGTTTATCCAGTTTTTAGATAACTACCAGAGATACAAAGAGTGCGGAAAGCTCTTAGGAACTTACATAGATAAGATCCCAGAGGTTAAGTGTGCTAAGACTAATGCAGTACATACTACATATAACCAGTATGGGGCTAAAACAGGTAGATTTAGTAGCTCTGATACAGTTACTAAGATCAATCTCCAGAATATCCCTAGCCATGAGAAAAGCATCCGTAAGATCTTTAGAGCCAGAGATGGTTATAAGTTTGTAGGTGGAGATTTTAGCCAGATTGAGCCACGAGTACTCTCTTATGTATCTGGAGATGAGGCTATGCAGGAGGCATACAGAGAGGGTAAAGATCTATATGCTATCATGGGATCTAAGGTGTATGGAGTACCTTATGAGGATTGTAGAGAGTTTTATCCAGATGGTACGGTAAACGCTGAGGGTAAACACAGGCGTACAACTATGAAAAGCGTACTTTTAGGTATCATGTACGAGCGTGGAGCTAAAGCAATCGGAGAGCAGTTTGATAAGAGTGCTGAGTGGGCTCAGAAACTTATTGATGATTTTTATAAGAGTTTTCCTAAGATCCAACAGCTCCGCCTTAAGGTAGAGAAGATGGCGGAGGAGTACGGATATGTAACTACCATACAGGGCAGAAAGAGAAGATTGCCAGAGATGCAGTTACCAGATCACGATGATTACCGCTATCAAGAGGCTCACAGGCAGAGCCTTAACGCTGTAATACAGGGATCCAGTGCGGATATTATGAAATTAGCTATGATCGCTATTTACAATGATCCTCAGTATAAGGCTCTGGATTGCCATATGGTAATAACCGTACATGATGAGTTAATTATGGAGGTACCAGAGGATCATATTAAGGAGGGAGCAGATCTCTTAGTAAACACTATGAAAAGAGTAGGACACAGCCTTATAGATCTCCCTATGAGCGTAGATGCTGAGGTAAACGATTACTGGTACGGAGAAAACTTAGCAGATGAGTATTTAGAGGAGGAGTAAGTCTATGGGATATTTTCCTTTACCAGAGCTAAAGGGTAAGCCTAACAGGATCTTTGTAGATGGTAAAACTCTAAATCAGATAGCTAAGGAGAGCGGTATAAGGCTGGATACCGTACAGCATAGATATAGCAGAGGTATAAGAGATTATGAGGGCTTAACAAAGCCCTCTCATATCAGAGTAGAGCACGAAAAGACACAGAGGAAAACCTACTCTATAATGAGTGCTGGAGAGAGAGTAATGGAGAGGATCTGGGAGCTGGATATACCTCTCCAGACTATCTCCGATAAAACAGGAATAAGTAGATCCACAATATACGCCTTTTTATATAACGGTACAGATCTTAGCAGTATGAGGCTTGCTAAGATCTGTAGCCTTTTGGGATTATCAATGGATTATGTAATGGGATTAAAGGAGAAACCGGATGGCAAAATGTAAATACTGTGGAGCTGAGGTAACAATAGGGGAGAGATGTACTTATTGTGGAAGTAAGGCGGAGAGCTGGTACTACCCTGTAGCAGAAAAGGCACAGGAGCTTAAAAAGAAGAAAGCTCCACATAATAGAGTAAGAGATCTGTTTAATGGAAAGATCTATATTGTAAAAGAGGAAGATTGCCTCTGGAATATAGCTAAAAATCTGTACGGATCTGGAGCAGAGTATTACAGGATTGTAAGGAAAAACCATCTACAGGATCCTAACCATATAGAGGTAGGGCAAAAATTATACTATTAGGAGGATAATTATTATGAGTATGACGGAATGGGCTAAAAGAGAGGTAGAGATAGCATCTAAGAGAGAAAGAGGAGATAAGCCAGAGAGTGAGTGGGATTATGGATGTGCTTGCTATGATAGTGCTCTTAAGGCTTTTGAGAGCCTTTGTGGAGACGGTCACAGTGGTTTTAGTATAGGTATTACAAAGTGGATCCTTAACAGATTGATAGATGGAAAACCTCTTACTCCGATTGAAGATACAGAGGATGTATGGAATGTATGTAGTAGAGGAGAAAATGGAGGAGTAGTTACATACCAGTGTAAGCGTATGAGTAGCCTGTTTAAGGATGTATACCCAGATGGTACAGTAAAATATCACGATAACGATAGATATTATTGTATTAAATGGGATGATCCTAATCTGTGCTGGCATAATGGGTTTATTGGTAAGATTTATAGTGAGATGTTCCCTCTTACTATGCCTTATATGCCCTCTAATAAATCGGATGTGATTGTATGTGATGAGCTCCTCACAGATCGTAAAAACGGAGATTTTGATACTTTAGCTGTATTGTATATCCAGAGATCTCACGGAGAAAAGGTAGAGGTAAACAGATACTTTAAGGAGGGAGAAAAGAGCTTTATAGAGATCTCTCCAGAGGAGTATGAGGAGCGTAAGAAGATGCACGAAAAGAGGCAGGAGCAGGAGGCTAAGGCACAGGATGAAAATTAGATATAATCGCTTTGCTGTATTTCCTGTTATGTGCCATGATTGCCATAGGTATATCTGGATGGAGCCTTATAGGAGGGCTGATGTGTGGCATAACTGGTTAGATAGATATGTAAAGAAAACTATCTGTAATGAGTGCCTTAAAAAGTATGATGTAGGAGGTAAACAGTGAGATATAAAGTATATGATGAGGAAGATAAGAAAGAGAGAACTCTGGAGGAGTGCGTAACTCCGTTAGAGGTAGGATCTGTAAGGAGAGTGCAGGTTAAAAAGGGAGATACAAGAGAGGTACACCACTTTAGAGTACTGGAGGAATTAAAAGCATGAGAGTGTATATAGCTGGAGCTATGACAGGAGTATTTAAGTATAAAGAGAAATTTATCGAGGCTGAGGAGTATATAAGAGGGCTGGGGCATATAGTACTTAATCCCTCATTTTTACCAGAGGGGCTCTCAGATTATTACGAGATCAATAAAGCTATGATAGATCAGTGTGATGCTATTTATGTTCTTTTGAATTATGAAAACTCTAAGGGTACAAAGAAAGAGATTGAGTATGCAAAGAGCACAGGTAAGCGAGTAATTTACCAGAATAGTACAGAGGTAAGAGATCAGAATGGTAATTCGTGGAGTTGGGTAAATAGACCTTTAGGGTATCCTATAGGATATGGTAATTACTGGGAGTATCCGTGGAGAAGATGTTGGTAAAAATTTAATCTAAAGAAACCTCCTTTATGTGATTAGGATCGATCAAAACATAAAGGAGGTTTTTCTATTGAAAGTAGATATTTTTAACACAGAAAACAAGTATAAGATAATCTATGCAGATCCAGCATGGCTGTATAGAGATAAGGCGGTAGCAGGAGGGAGAGGGGCTGGATGCCATTATACAGTAACCAGATTAGAGGATATAAAGGCTCTCCCTGTAGAAAAGTTAGCAGATGATGATAGTGTGCTTTTTATGTGGGTTACAATGCCATTTTTAGAGGAGGCTTTTGATGTGATGAGATCATGGGGATTTGAGTATAAAACCTGTGCTTTTACATGGATAAAGCAGAATAAGAAAGCAGATACTCTCTTTTGGGGTATGGGTAACTGGACTAGAGCTAATGCGGAGCTATGTTTATTAGGTGTAAGAGGAAAGCCTAAGAGAATGGATGCAGGAGTACATAGTGTAATTATGAGCCACATAGAGGAGCACAGTAAAAAACCAGCGGAAACAAGAGATAGAATTGTAAAGCTAATGGCAGGGGGGGGGGCTACCTAAAATAGAGCTCTTTGCAAGACAGTGTATAGATGGCTGGGATTGTTGGGGAAATGAGGTATAAGAATTGTAGGAGGTGTAAAAAGCCTCCTCTTTTTTTTATCTAAATTTACTTACCGTTTGTGATTAGGTTACTTATCAATCAAAACAGGAGGATCAAGGATGGTAAGACAGATTAAAAGAAAGTGGAGAAGATTTTACAGAACTCATAGAGAGGGCTGTGAGTTGGTAGGAGATTTTATTGGAGCTTTAAGTATTTTTGTATTCTTATTTGAGCTCTATATCATCGGAATTATGTTAGGAGGTCACTAATGGGATTAAAGAGCTTAATAGCAGTAGCACAAGGAAAAAATGCAGAGAGCGTATCCTTTGAGGATAAGTTTCTTAAAAATTATGAGGAGGCTGTAAAGGCTAAGGAGCTGGAAGAGAGGCAGGTAGCCCCATCTGAGTATATCCGCCCATCCTCTATGTATGGCTGTGAGCGTATGTTATTTTTCCAGAGAGTACATGGAGGCTCCCAGAACGGAGAGCAGAGTGAGGTAAATCTTATTGAGATATGCCAGAGCGGTACAGATAGGCACTTAGACATACAGCATATAGTAGAGCGTATGGAGGGCGTAGAGTGCTTAGATCTGGAGGAAATGGTAAAAGAGGCACAGGCTAAAGGCATTAAAACAGAGTTTGTAGGCTGGAATGAGGATCATACAGAGGGCAGGTGTAAAAATGATGAGCTCTCTATTTATTTCCAGCCAGACGGAGTTATTAGATTTAATGGTAAGGATGTAATCTTAGAGATTAAAACAGAGAGTACTTACCAGTTTAGTAACCGTTATGAGCCTAAGGCGGATCACAAGTGGCAAGCTACTTGTTACGGTATGGGGCTGGGGATAGATTATATCCTTTTCTTTTATGAGGATCGTAATTTCTGTAAAAAGAAACCGTACCTCTGGAAAATAACCGATGAGATGAAACAGGCAGTACTTAACAAGATACGAACTGTAAACAGTGCTTGTAAGACAGGGATCCCTCCAGAGAAAGATGATAGCAAGTGTACATACTGTAGATATAAAAATGAGTGTGCTTTAGTGGACGCTGGTAAGTGGGTACATCCTAACCCTCCAGAAAAGCCTCAGACCGCTAAAAAGAGCACTAAAAAGAAAACTACAGGTAAATCTACTACTACAAAGAAAAAAGCCTCTACAGGGCGTAAAAAGGTGGTAAAAGAGGAGAAGTAAGATATGGATAAAGATAAAGAATTTAAGTTAGAAGATGTGATAGAAATTTTGGGAGATCTTAAGGGGCATAAGGAGCATTTAGAGGAAACAAAAAAGCGGAGTGATTGGTTTTTACTTACTAAGTTAGAGTGTGAGTGCATTATTTCTCTTTTAGAAAAGGCTGTAGAGGGGGTACAGGATGGCAAGTAATAACATCGGTAAAACCTTTGAGCAGGAGTTTAAGGAGTGTGTACCTCCAGATTATTACCTGTACCGCCTAAAGGATGATACAAGCGGATTTTATGGAGTATCTAATCCGTGTGATTATATCCTTTTCAGATCTCCTTATCTCTTTCTGGTAGAGCTTAAAACCCATAAGGGAAAGAGCATACCGATAGCTAAGATCAGACCTAACCAGATACAGGGAATGGAGAAAGCTACTCATTATGAGGGAGTGTACGGAGGCTTTTTAATCAATTTTAGGGAGCTGGAGGAAACATATTACATAACCGTACAGGATGTGATCCAGTTTACTCAGATGGAGGAGAGAAAGAGCATACCTGTAGAGTGGTGCAGGGATCACGGAGTAAAGATAGAGCAGAAAAAGAAAAGAGTGAGATACAGCTACGATCTGGAGAGCTGGTTAAGTAGATATTTTGGAGGTGTGAAATGAAAGTAACTCAGTGTACAGGAGAGGGTATGGGATCGTGTAAACGATGCTCTGATAACGGAAAATGGAATATGAATTGGATGTGCTTTTTATACAAGATTGAGGGCTATGAGGGTTGTTATTGTTCTGATTGTGTAAAAGAGATCAGAGAGGAGGCTGAGAAAAACCGTGATAGGAGAGGATAACATACTTACTCTTACATACCATGATTTTACTACTAGCTGGTGCATGAAAATAAATCTGTATGAGGTATTTTGTGGAATTGAATACAGAGAGCTACCAGATTATGAGCCAGATCCAGATGAGGTAAAGATCACACGCTGGCAGAGAATAAAGAAGATCATACAGCTTATTAAAAAGCATCATTTAGATAAAGAGCTATCAGAGTTTAAAAGCTGGGTAGAAAATCAAAAGGCGGAGGATGAGAGCTTAAGAGCTAAGTATAAGGCTGGATCAGATGGATATAAGAGCCTCACAAAGAGGATAACTCTTTATAACAGAGCTATAAGGGGGGCGGAGAAATGATACAGAGTGATAAATTAAAGAAAATCATAGCAGAGGTAAAAGAGGAGAGCTCACCTGTAATAACCCTCTCAAATGAGTTAATAGCAGATTTTAGTAAGGAGCTTGATAGTGCTATCTCAGAGCTGGATATGATTATGGAAAGCATAGGAGAAAACTCTATAGAGGATATACCAGATAGCCAGATAGAGTACTACTGTGTTAAGATCCCAGCCCTTATGTACTATGCAGGGCAGAGAGTAGAGGAGCTGGGTATGCAGGTAGATCTAGCCTCTAACGCTAAAAAAAGTGCTCAAAATGAGGCGATGGTAAAAGTATCTGGTACTGTGCAGGAGAAAAAAGCCAGAGTAGAACAGCTCACGGAGGATAAAGCCTTAGTAGAGGCTATTTATCGTAGAGCTTATAACAGCCTCAAAGTTAAGTTAGAGATGGCTGAGAAGATCTACAGCGGATTAAAGAAATCACTCTCAAAGAGGATAGCTGAGGTAGATCTGGATAGATTTAGTAAGGATAAATATACCAGAGAGCCAGAGGATCCTATGGAGGATTAAGCCTATGGAGCGGTGGGCTTATGAGTACTTTAGGAGACAAGCCATAGAGGATAGGTGTAAGCAGGAGGCACAGTGGCTAATAGATAATCCTAAGGACAGTATCCGCAAAGTGGCTAAAGAGTTTTGTATCAGTAAGAGCCAGTTACACAGAGATCTCCATGAGCTCAGAAATATAGATGATGATCTCTATGTACAGTGTAGAAATATTTTAAGGAGGCACAGAAGAAGTGGAGGAAAAGTTAGATAAGTTTTTAGCATATCTGGAGGAAAACGGTGTAGAGATCTCTGGAGAAACAGCTTTTAAGTGTGATGATGGGATTGTACTTTTTAGCCCTAATGAGGGAGGAGGAGTAGATATAGCTATTATCAGAAATGTAATTGAGTTAAATTACAACTTAGGTATCACAGATGCAGATGTAAACCTATTTAATACAGAGGTAGGTATTATGCAGGAGTTAGGAGGATCTGAGGATGGAGAATAATAAACCAGTATTTTATATGTTAGTGGGGTTGCCAGCCAGCGGTAAAAGCTCTGAGAGTGATAGGCTGGGAGATGTAATTGTTAGATCCTCTGATTATCTTAGAGATAAACTCTGTGGAGATATAAATGCTATGAAAAATAATGGTGCTGTATTTACCATCTTACAGAGTTTGGTTAGGGCGGATCTATATCACGGTAAGGATGTAGTATATGATGCTACAAACTTAAAAGCGAGCTATAGAGTAGAGTTTTTGGATACTCTTAGGTTATTAAATTGTAAAAAGGTTTGCGTGTTTGTAGATACTCCTTTTGAGGTTTGTGTTAAGCGTAACGAGGAAAGAGATCGTACAGTACCTAAGGAGGCTATGGATAGAATGAAAAGATTTTTAGAGCCTCCTACTTTTGCTGAGGGGTGGGATGAGATACGAGTAGTTAAAAATTGGAATGAAAAGGAGAATAGCGATGGCGGAGATAGATAACCTCATAGCTGAGGTAAACAAGAAATATAAAACGGATATAATCCGTAAAGCATCGGATCTTAAGGGGATAGAGTTTATCCCATATACCTCTCCTATGATGAATTACTTAACCAGAGGAGGAGTACCTGTAGGGAGGATCATAGAGCTAGTAGGATTGCCTCAGAGCGGTAAAACTACTACAGCTCTGGATATTATCTCTAATTTTCAGAAAAAGTGCACAGATAAGTACTGTGTATATCTGGATGCAGAAAATACGATAGATAAGGAGTGGGGAGAAACTCTGGGAGTAGATTGGAGTAAGGTAATCCTAATCCAGCCAGAGAGTGAGTATGGAGAGGAGCTCTTAGATATGCTCTTAGACTACATAAGATCTGGTAAGATTGGCTTAGCAGTATTAGATAGTGCTCCCTTTATTATCCCTAAAGCAGTACAGGAAAAAGGGTTAGATGAGAAAAGCTATGGCGGTAACAGTGCTCTTATGAAAGCCTTTTGTGATAAGGCGGTACCGCTCTGTAAGAAAGTGGAGTGTACTTTTCTCCTCATCAATCAGTTAAGAGAAAATATAGGAAATCCGTACAAGCCTTTTAAGATCCCCTGTGGTACAGCTATAGCTCATGCGTGCTCACAGATCTTATGGTTTACAAAGGGATCCTTACTGGATGAGAAGTATAAAGAGGTAAGTAGCGGATATGCTAACCCTAGTGGTAATCTGGTAAGCGTGAAAGTGGAGAAAAATAAGGTTACTAAAAATGATCGTAGGCTCCAGACTTACACGCTTAACTACAGTACAGGAGTTGATGAGATTAAGGATACCTTAGATCTGGCTATTATGCTGGGGATCATCTCACAGGCTGGAGCATGGTTTAAGGCTACTCTTAAAGATGGAAAAGAGCAGAAAATGCAGGGATTTAACGGAGTGCAGGAGTTTTATTACAACGATCTGGAGGAGCTGGAGTATCTTAGAAAACAGGTATATGAGGCAGGGATGGTATGAGAGAAGTAGAGGAAACTTTAGCACATAACCTTAGAGAGGTAAGAGAGAAAAAGGGCTACACTCTAAAAGATGTGGTAAAAGGTACAGGATATACAGAGGTAAGTATAAGCAGGTGGGAAACAGGTACACGGATCCCTAAGGCTACAGTACTTTATAATCTGGCTAAATTCTATGGAGTATCTGTAGATAGATTTTTCTGGAAATAAGAGCAGGAGGAGGCAGTAAAAAGCCTCCTCTATTATTTTATACAGGGGTTATATAAAAAGTAATTGACATTATTATATAGGGGGTGTATATTATAAGTGAGGTAAGGAACTAGATACAAACTGAAAGAGAGGTAAACAATATGAGATATAAAGAGGATAATGATAACAGATACAGAGTAAACTTTATGAGAGCTACAGAGGAGCTCATGGATGCCATCACAGTTGAGAGCTTTATCTCTTATTTAGAAGAAAATGCAGAGTTTGAGGATTATACAGTAGAGTACATTGACGGAAAATGTGTTAAGTGTAGAGCCTATGATCTCACAGAGGAAAACAGCAAGCTCCATAAGGAGTTTTTAGTAACAGAGGATGGCAGAGTATTTTACTGGAGAACCTTATTAGATAAGATCGAGTTAGTAGATGATGAGATCCCAGAGGGAATGGTAGAGGGATTACAGGAGGGAGATACATACAGAAATTTTAATGCTATCTGGGTTGTAGATAAGATTTATACGGTAGATGATCCTACACTTTGGTATAAGCTCAGAATTAAGAGCCATGTAATAAAGAAAAGCCCTATGTATAAAGGGATCGGTACTATGGATTGTGCATATAGCAGGGGAGCCTAAGGGCTCCCAGATAGGAGGGAAATATGTTTACAGTTTATCTTAAGAGTGCTGGAGGCACAAAGAAATACTTTACAGAGTTTGAAACAGAGGCGGAGGCTGAGAGCTTTTGTAGAGAGTATGGCTGGGAGTGGGTAGATGAGAATGAGTTTGTATGGGATATGGATTATGAGGAGGCGTAAAGATGGCTAAGATCGTTTATCTGAGAACCGATAAAAACGGTACTAAGTATTATGCTAATTACACTTGCCCTAGATGTGGAGGAGCTGGAGGATCTGATAAATGGGCTTTTACAGGCTGGACTTGTTATGAGTGCGGAGGAACTGGAGAAAGCTCTACTCCAGTTATTGAAAAAGAATATACTCCAGAGTATAGAGCTAAGCTGGATGAGAGAGCTAGAAAGAGAGCAGAGGCTAAGAGGGCTAAGCAGGTAGAGGAGTTTAATAACAATCGTTTAGCAATAGCTGAGAAATACGGATTTAATCCAGAGGGTAAGATCTATGTAGTAACAGGTAACACCTATGAGATCCGTGAGGAGCTTAGGGAGGCAGGAGCAAAGTATAGAGGAGGGATTAACTGGTATTTCTTAGAGAAACAGGATAGATACCCTACAATAGAGCTTAGTTATGAGGAGTGCCTTAATATCTATCCAGAGTACGGTACAATGAGCTGGAAAGACCTTACAGAGGTACAGGCAGTACTTAACAGTAAGATCCCTATAGAGGAGGATCATAGCCAGTATGTAGGACAGGTAGGAGATAGGTTGGATCTGGTAGTAACTTTTAAGAAAAGATCTACTTATGATATTCCTAGCTATGCAGGGTGGGGTACAGATACGGTAGGTATCAATGTATTTAGAGATGATGCTGGTAACTGTTTTATCTGGAAAAGCACCTCAGCATTTTTTAACATAGCGGAGGGATCAAAGGTAAGATTGAGAGGAACCGTAAAGGAGCACAGCGATTATAAAGGTACTAAGCAGACTATACTCCAGCGGTGCAGAGTGGAGGTGGTAAAATGATAGTTTCTATGTCAAATGAGCAGAGATTAAAGGCGGAGGGGATGGATAAACTCCTCCGCAAGTTTAATAAGTACACAGACGATAAAACATTTACGGTAGAGGAGATTATTAAAGCATCTAACGAGGTATTTCAAGAGATTTTAGAGGAGGGATAATTTGTGGATGAGGAAAGTAAGAAAATTTTAGCTTATGTAACAGGCTTGTTACTTAAGGTGGTTACAGAGCAGGAGCTAACTGATAATGAGATACAGAGTTTAGAGAATATTGCTAGTGATTTAGGGTGCTGGGATATTCCAGAAAAGTATTTTAGATGGTAGGAGGTAGCGTATGGATCTGATTGAAAGAGTAGAAAGCTATAAGGTAATGTTTAAGGAGTGTAAAGCTCTGGAGCCTGTAAGTATGGCTCTAGCAAAGGGTTATAAATCCGCTACACCTCTCCAGAGGTTAGAGATAATCAGAGAGCTAGATACAGAGCTGGCGGAGGTATACAGTGTAGAGATCCCTGTTATTACAGCGTGGGTAAGGGATGATAACTATGTACACTCTACAAAGGAGATTTTCTTAGGGGAGCCATCCTTAGAGGGTTTTCTCCATCAATTTAGGCACCACTTACAAAATAAGGCAAGGGAGCCACAGTATAAGTATTTACTGGTAGAGAATGATCCTAAGGCGGATTACAGGATCCCTTATAAGGATTGTGTGTATAGGATGTATGGGGAGGATGATGCCAGAGCGTGGGCTAGGATGGTTATTGAGTTAGCCTCATAACTGAGTTATAATATAACCACTATATAAAAAGGTAGGCGGTTATTATGAAAGAGAGCTTAGGATCATTCTGGGATGAGTGGGAAAAAGAAACAGAGCTAGAAGAAAAGAAATTAAAGGAAATGCAGGATAAGATACACAAACAGTATTTAGAAAATATGCAGGAGGAGAAGCAGATGAAACAGGAACAGATTAGGAAGATGCAGAAAAGGTATAACTTTTCTATTGAGGATGAGAGGATCCAGATAGCGTTAGAGAGGCTAGAGAGCTTAGCGGTAGATAGATTTAGGAATTATGATTATAGTGCTCAAAAGAGCTTTGATGATGTGTGGTGGAGCGTGTTACATGAGGTAGATCTGTATGAGGAGGGAGAAGAAACTGAGTTTAGATCTATAAGGAGCGTTGAGGCTACTAAGAAATGGTTAAAGAGTTTTTCTCATTTGTGTGCAGAAAAGGTACCAGAGGAATATAAGGCAGAGGAGGTAAAGTAATATGAAAATCGGAGTAAGAAAACCTAGCCTTAAAAAGGCTATCAAAGCAAGTACCACAGGTAAGGCTAAGAGGGCGGTAAAGAAAGCAGTTAATCCTCTGTATGGTAAAAAGGGTGTAGGGCTAGCAAAGAACCCTAAGAGAGCTGTAAAAAATGCTGTATATAAGAAAACCACAGTAGGAGTAAAAGATTTACTCAAATAGGAGGGCTTAATGGATAATGAAAAGCAGAAACAGGAGGTAATAGACTTTCTGGAGAACACTTACACAGGGGCTAAAATGATGGGAGATGAGGAGGTAATGCTAAGAGCCTCCAGAGCACTCTTAGCATTTAAGGCAGATGTGCATAAGGATATTTTCATAGAGGAGAATGTGCTAGAGTTTTAATACCAGAGAGAGGATCTTAGGATCCTCTTTTTTTTTGTCTAAAAATACTTACCGATTGTGATTAAGTTAAGTATCACAACAAAGGAGGTAAAAAGAGTGGCACAGAAAATAACCAGTACAGATATAAAGCTGGCACTTAAAGAGTTTCATAGCGGAAAGCCTAGTTATTTTATAACAGAGTGTAAAACCTGTAGTACATATTTTCCAGATCCACAGGGGCTACTTAAGTTTGATGGGCTGGCTATCACAAAGAGCTATACAAAGCCTAATATTATCGGCTATGAGATCAAAGTGAGTAGAAATGATTTTCTACAGGATAATAAATGGCATTTATACCTACAGTACTGTAATGAGTTTTATTTTGTAGTACCTAAAGGGCTGGTAAAGAAAGAGGAGCTCCCAGATCATGTAGGGCTTATCTATTTTAATCCAGATACTAAGGGTTTGAGAACTGTTAAAAAGGCATTGTACAGGCAGATAGAGGAGCCTGTAGGAGTGTATAAGTACATTATCTTTAGCAGGCTGGAGGAGGATAGGATCCCCTTTTACAATGACAGGGAGGAGTACTGTAAGGATTATCTGGAGGATAAGGTAGTAAAGAGTGCCATAGGGCAGAGATTAGGCACAAAGTTAGCAAAGGATTTAGAGGATGCAGAAAAGAGGTTAAAAAGCCTCCAGAGTGCAGAGAAAGAGCTACAGGCATGGGAAAATGTTAAAGCAGTATTAGAAAATGCTGGTATTTTACCGTGGAGATGGTGGGATAACGATGATTGGGTAGACGATCTGGAGCAGAGGCTTAATGGAAAAATGGATCCTATAGATCTGGAGTTAGTCATTAAGGATGCTAGTAGATTACTAACCAGATTACAGGCTATGCAGGTACAGGAGGAGCAGGATGATAAAAGCTAGATACATAGGGGTAGATAATGAACTTTTACAGAGCGGTAAAGTATATAAGATTAAAACAATTTCTGTAATGTGGAATGGTAAGCCCAGATTAAGAGTAGCTTTTGGAGAGCGTTTTAGATACTGGGTGCATTACGGTAGCTTAGAGGAGTTTCTTAAGCGGTGGAAAGTAGAGGCGGTATATCATGGTAATTGAGGTACCTTTTGAGTTAGGACAGAGGGTGTGGGTGGTGTACAAAGAGGCTATCACTAAGAAAGAGGTAGAGCGGTGGTACGATCACTTAGGCATAGGAGAAACTGTACACACGGTAACGGTAGGTTATAGATGGGTTATAAGAGAAACAGCTTTTAGATACGGCTTACTAGATAAATACCCTTTAGATCGTATTTGTAGAAATGAACACTTAGCAAAATATAAGGTAATGCGGTTAGAGGCATACGATAAGAGGAGTGAGCGGAAAAATGGGTAGAGCTGAGAGGCGTAGGCTTGAAAAGCAAAAAGGTAAAAAGGTAAAAACATATAATCTAACCAGAGATCAGCTCCATAATGCAGTAAGGCAGGTAACAGAGGAGGATCTTAAGAGGATCAAACAGGAGGCTATGGAGGATGCCATAAATACAGCTATGACATTACTCTTAGTACTCCCTATGGAGGTACTCATGGATCATTACTGGAAAAAGACTTATGCAAAGAAGATACCAGAGTTTACAGAGCTGGTATTACAGTACTATGAACGCTGGCAAAATGGAGAGCTAGATATGGATGAGATGAAAAAGGATCTCTGGGAGTATGGCGGAGTGAGATTAGAAGAAAGAGAGGCAGAATAACATGAGTTTAAGAGTAAAAGCAGGTATTGATTTAGAGGAACTTAAAAAGTACGGATTTAAGACAGGTAAAGAGTGGGCGGATGCTGGAGAGCGTTGTTTAGAGGGTATCGGCTATAAGTATCAGCATGAATGGTACCATAAGTTTTTAATGGATGCAGATGAGCCTAGCAAGATTGCCTATATTGCAGAGGATTATGATATTCCATGTGTACAGATCTCAGTAAGGACAGAGCACAGAGATTTGTATGTAGAGGTAGCAGTAGAGGGTACTTATCATGTAGGAGGATCAGAGCTGGATATTGTAACAGATACTATCTATGAGCTTACACAGGCTGGAATACTGGAGGTAGTACCAGAAGAAAGCGAGGGTAAATAATATGGCTATCAGAAATATGCTACACATGAGCCAGCTAAAGGCGTTTGAGGAGTTTCTGGAAAGTAAAGGCTACTTGATTATTCCTACAGTAGGAGCGTATGAGGTACTTAGAGCCAGAAAACCTAAGGAGAATATGGTAATTGTGTATAGAAAAGGCGGAGCTAAGGAGCATTTATCTATTATGGATAAAGATTTTTATTTAGTAAATGAGTTTTTGAGAACTAAGGAGGCTGAGTAATGTTTTGGTATATAGTACTTGCAATTTTAATATTAGCAGGAGTAACTCTGGTAGAGAGTTTTTTAATAGTTTTTGTAGCTGGCTTGTTAGGGATTGGAGTTTCCTTTAAGATTATTTTCTTTGTGATGTTTGTTATCAATTTCTTTATAAAAGGAGGCAGTAGTAAGTAAATGAAAAAGAAAATTAAGGATTGTACATTTAAGGAGTTTACAGGGTGGGCTAACGCTAGAGCCTGTGATGGTAGATGGAGTATGTTAGATGCTATGAATAGTATAAGTGTAATTAGTATGGTATATGAGGTAAAGCCTCTTTTCTTTAGAGGCAGGGTTAGAGAGGCTTTATGGAGAAAACTTAGGGATCAGTATTTAAACATGGAGGCAGAGATAGAGATTGAAAGATAGTACAAGAGCTAAGAGCTCAAAACAGGAAAAGCGTATAGCTAAGGCTATAGGGGGTAGACAGGTAGTAGGATCTGGATCTACTCCATTCCTAAAAGGGGATGTAATAGCAGGAGATCTCTTTATAGAGGCAAAAACAAAGATGAACCCTAGCCAGAGTATCACAGTAAAAAAGAGCTGGATAGATAAGGCTAAGGAGCAGAGCTTAGCTATGAGAAAAGAGGATTATGCTATAGCAGTATCTTTCGGAGATCCTAAGGAGTATTACCTCATTGAGGATAACTTAATGGAGGATCTGTATAAGAGCAGGGAGGCACTCAGAGCGGTTATAGATGCTATTGGAGGAGTAGATCACGATCCATTAGGGTTAGAGAGTGCAGAGATTTACAGAATAAGAGAGCTGATAAAGGAGGCGTATTAGATATGTGTAAAATTAGAGAGATGAACTTAGAAACAGCTAAGTATTATGGATATGAGGCACAGAGTAACCAGTTAGTAGAGGAGTGTGCAGAGCTTATACAGGCGGTAAACAAGTACCGTAGAGTAGAGACAGGCTTAGGACAGCCTGTAGCAGAGGATAAAAAAGCTATTGCCAGAGATAACTTAGTAGAGGAGATTGCAGATGTAGAGTTAATGCTGGAGCAGGTAAAGTATCTCCTCCAGATCCCAGAGGATGAGATCTTAGCGGTTAAGACCTTTAAGGTAAACCGTACTAGAGAAAGAATGGAAAATAGTAAATAAAATATTTTTCAAAAACTATCTAAATTTTCCTCATATTGAGGATTAAGTTATTTATCAATAAAAATAACACACATAGAAAAGGAGAAAAATCTATGAAAGCATTTAAAGGATTTAACAAGGATCTTACCTGTAGAGGTTATCAGTATGAGGAGGGTAAGGAATTTCACACAGAAAGAGCGGAGTGCTGTGATACAGGTTTTCACGCTTGCGAGTATCCGTTAGATTGTTTCGGATATTATGATCCAGCACATAGCGTATACCATGAGGTAGAGTTATCTGGAGAGATGGATAAGAGCGGAGATAATACTAAGGTATGTGCTACTGATATTAAGATCGGAGCTAGATTATCTATTGCAGGACTTGTAAAGATGGCTATTGATTTTACTATGAGTAAGGTAAACAAAGAGGCAGGATCAGACGAGCGACACGGTTTTGCATCTGCTACAGGGGATTATGGAGCCTCATCTGCTACAGGGAATTGTGGAGCCTCATCTGCTACAGGGAATTGTGGAGCCTCATCTGCTACAGGGTATAAAGGAGC